AAAATGCTAAGCAAGTTTTCTATGACGGAGAACTTGATGAAGATTACTATGTTGCGTTAATAAAGTTAGACGTAGAAGCATTCTTATACGATAAATATGACAAAGAAACAGATTTGAGTGATCAGTTACACGATGAAGCTGAAACATTGAAAGAGTATCGTTTGAGATTAGATGATGACGGAACTTACATGGTGAAAGAGGTGGCGGAATAATGTGTAAATTTTGCAACGATGATTTGAAAAAACGAGAAAGCGTTGTTGATGAAATGGATCCACAAGATAAAATTTGGCTGACAAGTGATAAAGAACTCGTTACTAACATAGTTAGAAATAAAGAGGAGTACTCAGCTTATTTTAATATCAAGTACTGCCCAGTTTGCGGAAGGAGTTTGGAATAAATGGAGAATGCACGTGAACGCAAAAGAATGTACGAGAAAGAAACTGGGGAGATTCAAAATCGGATAGACGCATTTGATAGGGCGTTAGAACAAGCACCCAACCTAGATACTAAAATGGAATATATGCAAACTATAAACAGTCTAAGGGAACTCTTAATAATAAAATTCGAAGGACTAGCAATTGCGTCAGATGAAATCATAAATGAATTAGAGGAGGGAATAAATGAGTGAATTAACTGAACTAAAACAGACACTCAAGGATTTACTCGAAGACTTGGAAATAATGAAAAACGCAGATGACCAATTAATAAAACTTAGCGGAAGTACTACGTCGAAAAGTCTAAACTATCTATGGGAAGACATCAGATATACAATCACACAAATCAAAGAAATAAATTATAAAATACAAATTATGGAGGAGGAACTAAAATGACAAAATATTATCGGATTGAAAAAGGTACAAAAGCATATGAGTATTTAGACAAAATTTACAATCAAGACACAAGCGCTTTTTTAGACGAGGTCACAAAACTTATTGGATTTGATGCGAACGGTCACATTGGTATCAATCGTGAAGAATTAATAATAAAAAAATCAACTTTGGAAGAATTAAAACCAGAATGGATGCACAAATTCAAAAGGTATCAGGGTGAATGGATGACACCGAAAGTTGTGCTAAAGGAGTTAATCAGTTCATATGCAGAACTTCGAAAAAAATACAATATGGATTATGAGTTCATGTATTTTTGCATAAATAACCGCTTGGCGGGCGGTGTCAAAGTTATCTACGATTTTAATTCCAGTGGGTTTACATATTTGGAATCTAATAGAGATGTGGAAAACAATGATTTTGACCAAGTGTCAGAAATTAAGTATCTCGAAAGAAAAGCAGAACTCTTAGCTTTTGAAATTGAACAAAAGAAAAACATGGAGCAGGAGGTAAGCAAATGATTCCACCATTCAAAATCGCAGAGGACGAATTTATAGCTATTTCTACAGCAGAAGAACTTTTAGAGTATATCCAACATGCAAACGAGCTTGTAAGTGTAGTAAGAGAATCAAGAAGCAAAGCGTACAAAGAATTAGCAAGTCGAGGCTTACAGCCATTGAAGGAGGTGCAAGAGTGACAAACTATCATATTTTACTTTACGCAGAATCAGGCGGAGTCAAAATATTATTCAATGATTACAACAAAGAAAACATTACTTTTGATGAACTTAAAACATCGATCCTAAAGCGATTAGGCAATGTGGACTCTGTGAATCGCATCAATAGAGATAAAGTTAAAGTGAAACAAATCATTACAAATTCAACTTCAATAAAGGAAATGACAGAAAAAATCAATTTCGAAACAGAGTTACGTCTTGATGTAAGGGAGGTATGAAAAATGACAAAACAAATCATCATCAACGAAGCTAACAGTTTACTTCACAGAAAAAGCAAAGAACTAAGTAAATCAATCATCAAAACACCTAAAGATCTCGAACGTTTCGCGGTTGGACTAGATAAATTATCACAAGATATGTGGGATTATAAAAATGAATTGGAGGCGATTAAATGAGTATTTTTGCTGGCGATAAGATAGAGGTACAGGATCGAAGTGGTGTAGCTGAATTGTGTGTTGATGGTGAGCAGTTTCATGTTCTGATGAATAATGGTGGTCTGCTAACTGTTGAAGATGAAGACGGATTTTCATCCTTTAACATACCAGCAACCCAAGTCAAGAAAGTGAAAGTGAATAGTGATGTTAAATTAATAAATGAGCTATATGGCCAATCAGATGCAGTAAGTTTTAGTATATATAATGCAGATATAGATAAAGCTAAGTTGTTTGTATCTAATGTAAATAAGCCACAATTTGACGAAAGAAACAATGTGAAGTGGTATTCTGCATCAAAAGGCAAAATAACAGCAACAGCATTTTTGAAAGGAGATGATTAAAATGTCAACATTATACTCAATTCAAGGGAAATATCAACAGTTGTTAAATCTAGCAGAACAGCTTGATCCAGAATTACTAAAAGATACCCTTGAAAGTATCGATGATGAACTAGAAACGAAAGCTGAAAACGTAGCATTTGTTATTAAAGAGCTAGAAGGTCAATCGCTAATCTTAGAAAAAGAAACAAAGCGTTTAGCTGAACGGAAAAATACTATTAATAATAATGTGAAGCGACTGAAACAATCGTTATTTGATGCAATGATAACTGCCAATAAGCAAAAAATTAAAACAAACTTATTCACATTAGATATCCGGAAGAACCCGCCAAGCCTCATTGTAGAAGACGAAAGCAAACTGCTGAATTACCTGATTGAACAACCAAAAAAATTAGATAAAACAAAATTAGGCGATGATTTGAAGAAAGGTATTGAGGTACCAGGTGCGAAAATTATTCAAACAGAAAGATTGCAAATAAGATAAGGAGGGATTTCATTGGAATTTATTCAATCAGAAAAAATGAAAAGGTCGGAGTATTTTAATATTATGATTTATGCAAAACCGGGAGCAGGGAAAACAACGACGATTAAGTATTTAGAAGGAAAAACATTAATGTTGGATTGTGATGGTACGTCGAAAGTATTAAGTGGATTACCTAATATCACGATTGCGACATTAGATCCTCGAAATCCCGTACAAGATATGGCTGATTTTTATGGATATGCGAAGGCACATGCAGAGGAATATGACAATGTAGTAATTGATAATTTAAGCCATTATCAAAAATTATGGTTAATGTTTAATGGGAGAAATACAAAATCAGGTCAACCAGAACTACAACACTATGGAATATTTGACACACATTTAATAGATTTGATTTCCGTGTTTAATAATTTACCAAACACAAATATAGTATATACAGCTTGGGAAAACACGCGTCAAATACAGATGGAAAGTGGGCAACTGTATAATCAATTTTTGCCTGACATTAGAGAAAAGGTAGTTAATCACGTTATGGGAATTGTTCCTATAGTCGCAAGATTAATAAGAAATCCTGAAACAGGTCAGAGGGGTTTCTTACTCACAGAAAACAATGGTAATTTTGCAAAAAATCAGCTAGATAATAGAGAGTTTGCCTTGCAAGAAGACCTATTCCAAATAGGTGATGTTGATGTTAAAGCTTAGAGAATATCAACAAGAAATTATAAATGATGTAAAGGGGGCTTTTTTACAGGGATATAACAGACCGTGCGTTGTTGCTCCCTGTGGCTAGGCGCTGGTAAATCAGTTATTTTATCAGAAATAATTCGCATGACAACGCGCAATAAAAACCATGTTCTTTTCCTAGTTCACCGAAAAGAGTTGATAGACCAAATCAGAAACACACTCATTATGAATGAAGTGGATATGGAATTTGTCAAATTGGGTATGGTACAAACGATAGTTGGACGTTTAAACAAAACTTCGGAGCCTTCGTTAATCATAATTGATGAAAGTCATCATGTGTTAGCAAATAGCTATAAAAAAATAATTCATCACTTTTCTAATGCGAAAGTGGTCGGATTTACAGCAACACCAGTGAGAATAAATGGGGGTGGTTTAGGAGATATAAACGATATGTTAATCGAAAAGGTTAATGTGAAATGGTTAATTGAAAATCAATTCTTAGCACCTTACAAATATTTTGCTCCCGAAATCGTTCAAACAGAAACATTAGATATCAAACGAACTGGTGAATTTGACATGACAGGACTTGATGATCAATTCAATAAAAGAATGATTTGGGGCGATGTCATCAAACATTATCAAAAGTTAGCAAACGGAGAACAAGCAATACTTTATGCCTCTTCTCTTTATCAAAGCGAAAAAATGGCAATGAGTTTTGAATCAGTAGGCATTACATCCGCACATATTGACGGGAAAACACCTAAATCCATTCGTGATGACATTATACAACGATTTCGAGAAGGCGAAATAAAGGTGCTTTGCAACTTAGATTTAATTGGTGAAGGATTCGATGTTCCAGACTGTTCTACTGTGATTATGCTAAGACCAACTCAATCTCTATCCCTGTATATTCAGCAATCAATGCGAGGTATGCGATACCGAACTGGTAAAACAGCTATTATTATTGACCACGTTGGAAATGTCAATCGCTTTGGTTTGCCAGACATGGAACGAAAATGGTCCTTAGAACCTCGTAAAGGAAGTAACTCCACGAAAGCTGAGGCACCTGTGAAAATTTGCAAAGAGTGTTTTATGACAGTTAGCCAGACAGCAAAAAAATGTGAACATTGTGGACATGAATTCAAAGTAGAAGTAAAACCAATGCAAGTTGATGAGGCAGCAGAGCTACAAGAAATAACAGAAGCAGTTTTTAAAGTGAATTATAGTAGTCCAAGCGAATGTACGAACATGAAAGAATTATATGAATATGCAAAAGAACACAATTATAAAAGAGGATGGGCATTCCATCAAGGAAAAGCAAGAGGATTTATCAAATAAAAACGAAAGAAGGAATTTAAAAATGTTTAAAGTAGATCATAATGATGTTTTCACAAATGGAGTAGAAAATGGTACGTATGAGGTGGTTTTATACAACGCAAATGAAGATGCGACAAAAAACGGAGCGGAGTTCATTAATATTGATTTAATTATTCGTAATGATGTAAATCAAAAATTCCAGAATGCGCATATTTTTCACCGAGTATGGAAAGCAAAAGCAACAAATGAATATAGTCAAACGGCATTAAATACAATCGCTAAAGCAATCCAATTACCTAACGGCAAAGATTATAATACATTGGATGAATTATTAAAAGACCTGTTAACTAAGACATGCCAAGTTACTGTGAAAAATGAAGAGTCTGAGTATAATGGTCAAATTTATAAAAATTTAAATGTGAAAGCATGGGCTGAAAGTAAAATTACCGGACCATTACAACATGTATTTAAAAAGAAAGAAAATGAATTACCACCAGTGGAAGTAAACGAGAGTAATCTACCGTTCTAAGCAATGAGAGGAGCGCACAAACGTGTATGAACAAATTCCGGACGAATTAAAAAAATTAAAACAATGGTGCGCTTTTCAACTTGTTTGGGATGAAGAGCGTGGCAAAAACAAAAAAATACCGATGAACGCAAACAACGGTTCATACGGTAATAGTGTAGACGAGCGGACATGGGCAGATTTTGAAACTGCCCTTGATTCCCTTGAAAAATATCAATTTGATGGGTTAGGTTTTTACTTTAAGAAACCATATTTTGGTGTGGATATTGATGATATAAAGGATGAAATTGAAGATTACCTTTATGGTAATACAGAAAATATTGCTGGTGAATTTATTCAAACACTGTCTAGTTACACAGAATACAGTGTGAGTGGGACAGGAATTCATATTATTGCAAAAGGCAGTTTTCCGGAAGGTGGTCGGCGTAAAGGAAACATCGAAATGTACCCGGACGGTCGATTTTTCGTTATGACAGGTCAAGTAATTGATAACTACAGACAAGTCAATGAAGCGACGTCTGCAATACAATATTTGCATACGAAATACATTGGGACTAATGAAGTAAGACAAATAAATAATTTACAATCTACAGTTGATTTGCCTGTAAGTGATATTATTCAACGTGCTGAACGAAGTAAACAAGGCGCACAATTTAAAACACTTTACGACGGATTATGGGATGGATTATATCCCTCACAATCCGAAGCAGACTTAGCTTTTGCAAATATGCTGGCATTTTGGACAGGATGTAATGCAGAAAAAATGGACGAAATTTTCCGTTCAAGTGGTTTGTATCGAACAAAATGGGACCAAAAACGTGGAGCGCAATTATATGGAGAAATGGTTATTAATAAAGCGATTGCCAATACGTCAGAGGTTTATCAACCAGGAAGTGATTTAGAAGGTTACTCGATCACTGTGAAAAATCAGAATCGAACTGCTCGAAAAGTATATGGTTTAGATGATACTGGAAATGCAGAACGTTTCCGTGATAAATTTCATGACATTGTTCGTTTTTCATACATTAACAAAGGATTCTATTTCTACGATTCGAAAGTTTGGAAATATGACAACATAGGCGCTGTAAAAACACTTGTTGATGATGTGATCAAAGATATGAAGAGTGAGTTTGCTTACATGGAAAATGAATCAGATGCAGAAAAAGCATTTATGAAACATTTAAAAGCAACAAGAAGCAACAAAGGTAAAACGAATATGTTAAAAGAAGCACAACATTTAATGCCAGTTTTGCCTGATGAATTCGATCGCTACAAATATTTTTTGAACACACAAAACGGATATATCAATTTGCAAAATGGAGAACTTATCAATCATGACAGGCAAAAAATGTTTACAAAAATTAGCAACATCGAATATACAGATAAAATTGATGCGCCACTTTGGCAAGCGTTTTTAAAGGATATTTTTGCTGGTGATAAAGAGTTAATCGATTATATTCAAAAAGCAGTCGGTTATTCATTATCAGGATCCACGTCAGAGCAAGTCATGTTTATCCTTTTCGGCAATGGGCGAAATGGGAAATCGGTTTTTCTTGATATTATCAACGATATTTTTGGTTCCTATGCGACCAACATCCAGCCACAGACAATCATGGTCAAACAGCAGTCTAGTAATGCAAACAGTGATATTGCCCGTTTACATGGCGCCAGGTTCGTTACAACCACCGAACCAAATGAGGGTGTACGTTTAGATGAAGGACTAGTTAAACAGCTCACAGGTGGCGACAAGGTCACTGCACGACACTTGTATAAGGACGAATTCGAGTTTACACCCGAATTCAAAATCTGGATGGCAACCAACCATAAACCAATTATCCGAGGGAGAGACGATGGAATATGGCGAAGATTACACTTAGTACCGTTTACCGTGAAGATACCCGATGAAAAGGTAGACAAGCAGTTAAAGTATAAACTTCGAAGCGAACTCACTGGAATATTGAATTGGGCGGTCGAGGGCTTTCTTAAATGGCAACGAGAAGGTTTAGGAATGCCGAAAGCAGTAGAAAAAGCAAGCTCCGAATACAAGTCAGAAATGGACGTTATCACTGCATTTATTGAAGACTGTTGCGAAACAGGCGAGAACAAACAGATCAATGCTAAAACTCTCTACGAAACATATAGAGAGTGGGCGAGAGACAATGGACAGTATTTAATGAGCAGCACGAAATTTGGTAAGGAAATGGGTTTGAAGTTTGAGAAGAAGAGGAGTAACGGACAAACTGCATATAAATGCATAACTTTGAATAAAGAATACAATCCTATGAACAAACCATTCTTTTCAACAAGTTATTAGCAGTGCAGGTTCATCTAAACTTGCACTGTGTGGAATGTATTGCAGCAGAACGAGTTTGACGGTTTTAGTTAGTTGACAGTGCAGGTTTGCGCCAAAATCCATAAACTTCTCTATAAAAATTTTTCCTAGGAAACTTTTCTTATTTTACTACTAACTTGCACTATTAATAAAAAAAGTATTAATAAAGTAAGTGATAGCAATGGATTTGGGACAGTGCAGGTTTGAACCAACTTGCACTAAACTTGCACTGACCTGCACTGTTTTAGCTAATAATTTAGCGATTTTTAATCAACACATAACATATGTTCGTATTTTTGAGGAAGGAGCAATTCCATGACAGCAGAAATGGATATACAGAATTCTATACGTTTAGAACTTTCCCGCCATGGGCATTACGTTTTCCGTGCCAATGTTGGCAAAGTGAAATTACCAAACGGACGAATATTTGATACAGGATTACCGAAAGGTTTTCCAGATTTATTCGGATTTCGCGGAACAGATGGAAAAATGTTTTTTATTGAAGTGAAAAATGAGATAGGGAAGTTACGACAAGAACAGAAAAACTTTCAACAAGCGATGGAAATAACGCCAGCTATCTGTGGAGTAGCAAGAAGTGCTGCAGAAGCCGTGCGAATTGTGGAGGAGGGGTAAAATGAAGCTAAGAGATATTACAAACAGTAAATGCGATGTTAGGGAGTATATGAATGTTGATTTTCCAGATTGGCTTTTAGAACAACTAAAGGACGAAATAGATTTTGATATTATTGAGGCGTTAAAAGAGTATGCCGTTATCTATGTGAAGCATAATGCGCTGGAAAAAGAAATAGAACCTTTTGATATTTATAAAAAAGTAGAGGAGGGGTAAAAAATGAAGAGCGACGATTAAAGATGTGATGAATTTAGAGACCAAGGCAGTCAAAATCAATGGAAAGACTGCACGGGTTTATCAGAAGTGTTAATTGTGTATTTATTAGGAAATATTCTGACAATGGTTACAAAAAATATGTAACCCAGAGCGAAAAACGTAACTTCCAAAAATCGCATAGTGTCAGTAGCTAGACACGTAAAAGTTACAAGTTACATTTTTTTATTAATAAAAAGTATATATATTTATTTATATTTAAGAAAAGAGTACAAAAATAAAAACTTTTTCGCCGATTTTTTTGTAACCTGTAACCACGTTCTGTCAGAAGGGATTTGAGTGGTTACGTGTTACAAAATGGGTTTTGTAACGGTATAGTCGGCGGAAAATGGAGGGATGACATTGATGAAAAGATTTCTTGTTATATGTGGAAATCAAGCAGATAGGAAATATGATAATGGTAGCAGGTAGTATTGCTTTTATACCTGGAGTGTTTTTTGGAGTTTTGTTGGTGATATTGTTTGCCCCAATGCCGCACTTATCTAAATCACATAATTCGCCGAGTACACAATTAAACAAGGAGGAAAAACGAATGAAAATATATCACACAGAAACACAAGAAGATTTTGATGCATTGTTGGAAGAATTGAAAAATGAATGGTATAGCTGGTTTTTCGGAGAGGTTATTCCGTCATATGACTCGGAACTTTGGGAACGGTATAAGCAAGATACTGTTGTGCATATAGAGGAAGATGGAGTAAGTTGGGGGAGTCTTTCTTATGCTAAATATTTACACCCCAACACACCAATTGAAAAATACAAAGCGAAACAAGACGAAGTTGCAAAGTGGTTCGGTGGCGTTACAAAAGCCATGAAAGCATTTTCATCCAATGGAGTATCTATGAAAAATGAAAATAACGACAAAGTAAATAATCCTGCACATTACACAGCAGGTGGTATTGAAACACTAGACTACATCAAGGCAAAAGTATCTGATTATTCGTCATATGCTGTAGGAAACATACTTAAATATGTCTCAAGATACGAGCACAAGAATGGCATTGAGGATTTAAAAAAAGCGCAATTTTATTTAAATAATTTGATTGAATGGATGGAGAGTGATTGAATGTTTAAAACATTAAGTTCATTTTATTTTTCTATGATTTTCATTATCGTATTATTGCGCGCTTTCGGCTTTCTTAGTCTTGCAGAAGCAGAATTTAGTTTACTATTAATCATTTCTCTTGTCATGGTTGAGGATATGAATGGGAGTCGTAAATGACAAGTGACTCTTCGCCTTTACAAGTATTGCTAAAATATAAAAAAATTGGGGCTGGTTGACAATGGAGGAATATGTAAATATCAGTTTAGATAAATATGAAAGGTTAAAAATGTTTGAAAATGATAAATACGAAAAAGATGCTAAGGAATTTCTAAAAAAGTTTACTAACTTCACAACGATATTTGGAAATCAAAATGAAGAGTATTACACGGCGCATGTCAACAAGGAAGAACTGAAAAAACTAATTGAACAAAGACTAGGCAAAACGTGTGAGATAGAATTTTATTAGGAGAGTGATTAAATGTCAAAACGATTACGTAAAGCACAATATAAACTTATTGAAGATGAACTTCGTTACTATCATTCTACAAAAAAAGAAATACTAGAAAAACGTGCAAACATTGTCATGGGATCTATACATCAAGAATTCAAAGACGAAAACCAAGGCGGTGGTTCATCTGGTCAGATATCAAATGAAGTAGAACAACGTGTTATGCTATTACAAGTCGATAAAGAAATACAAAGAATGTCTGATATTGTCAGAGCAATTGATACGGTATTGAGCACTTTGTCTGATGAAGATAAGCAACTGATTCATTTTAGATACTGGGATAGGAGTAGACCTACCTGGTTGTGGATTGCTTGTAAGTTGAATATCAGTGAAAGTACGGCTAAAAGAAAACGGAAAGAGATTATATATAAAATTGCCGCGCGATTAGGTTATTAAAAAAGTTGACCCGTTTATGACCCGTTTGACATGTTTTTCCATGTTAATATTATAGAGTAGAGAAGTGAAGATGATTACAAAATAAAATAATATATTAAGTCTGCACTTCACTTCTCATATATAATCACATGATGATGATATAGCAGGAGGTTGCTATGTTGCCGGACAGAGGCTTATTATCTGATCGTTGGTCTTGATGGGAGACGCATCCCATTCCAATCTCACTAGTCCCAACAAGAGACACCTTCTTGTTCAATCTCAATACTCGTGACGGAACAGGTAGACGTTATGGATGAGTCCTATATCACGCTTCGGCTTGATGTTGCAAGGTGCAAATCCTTGCCGAGTATATTTAAACGACAATACCTTCTCTCTATTTAATAGCAGATATGTTCTGATGGGAAGGCTTTATAATTTCCGCTTTCTGACGTCCGCGAGCCCGTCTGAGGGTTAATTAGAAGAAAGACAAAGCATTGACGAATGCTACCGTAGAAGTCCGCCTGGTTTTATAACTACGGATACATAGAACAATGAAGTCCAGCACATTAGTGTTGGGCTTTTTATATAGGGGTAATACATATGCATATGACATCTAAACATTATAACTTAATCAATACTAATCAGTTGATGAAGTTTTATAAATGCAAAGAGTGGTTGTCTCTCAGGCAAGAGGCATTGAAGCGTGATAACTATGAATGCCAACGATGCAAGAAGAAAGGTAAGCAACGTCAAGCGGACTGTGTACATCATATTAAATATGTAAAAGAGTTTCCCGCTTTTGCGTTAACATTAAGTAATCTCGAATGTTTATGTAATCAATGTCATAACGAAGAGCATGAGCGTTTGCCTAATCAACAAGAGAAGAAGATTATTAATCAAGAAAGATGGTGATGTGATTGTTATTTGATATTGATGGAATTGAGTACAACACAGATGACTATGAACAATATGATATGTATAAGCAAAGTGTAGTGCGCAATGTGATGTATAAAGCATATCGTTCGCTGCGGTCTGTTGTGTCTGATAACAAGTGTCAAGGTTTGAAGCAAAAAGAAGTGAAAGAAAAAATAAATAATAATAGGTCGCAAGTGTATCAGTTGCTTTCATTTACTGATGAAGAAATAAATTCTATTTTTATTTTTATTGAAAAATATTTTCCACGGATTTAATACCCCCCGGGTAAAAATTTTAAAACTTTTTGAGAGGGTGTGACAACGTGGGAGAGTAGCGCCAAAAAATGCAACGTTAAATTTTCACATGAGGGGGTGGTATTGTGTCGTTCATGCAATTGAAAGAAGGAAAAGAGTTAATAACTGCAAGAAATAAAATTGAAAAAGATTTAAAACAGCAATTAAAAGATAAAAATCTAACTAGTCCTATTTATGAAGATAGAGTAAATGCTTATCTGTATTATTGGGATATGGAACAGAATCTATTAAGAGATATTAATGAGCGTGGTTTTTATGTTGAATATGACAATGGTGGTGGTCAAAAAGGCACCCGTAAAAATGATAGTGCATTATTACTTCAAAAATACACTAAACAAGCAATGGATATTTTACAATTTCTATCTCTAAAACCACCGTCTGAATCAGTAAAGAATATTGGAAGTGAACCTCATGACCCAGCTCTCTAATGTATATAAATGGCATCCAGCAATTTCAGAATGGATGCGTATGGTTGAAAATGATGAAGTAGAAAACTGTAAAGAACAAAAATTATTAATGAAATATGTCAGAGGTAGGTTAGAACAAAAAAATGTAATCATAGAACATAATATTTTAGATACCGCTATTGCTACGGCAGAGCGGTATTTTTATAAACTTTTTCCGTTCCAAAAATTCATATATGCATTTGTATTTGCTGTATTTGAAATAGATGAAGATGGCGATAAGCAATTAATGTTTAACGATTATTTTATTTATGCTGGTAGAGGTTTCGGTAAAAATGGTTTATTAAGTTGCATGATTTTTGAATGTACAACTAAAAATCATGGAGTGGACCATTACAATATCGATATTGTTGCGACATCGGAAGACCAAGCGAAAACAAGTTTTGAAGATATTTATAATATGTTAGAAGAAAATAAAGACACGATGAAAAACGTCTATCGCTGGAATTTAGTTGCAATACAACATCGAAAAAATGGATCAACGATCAAATATAAAACATCAAATGCAAGAACAAAAGATGGTTCAAGACCTGGTGCAGTTGCCTTTGATGAAGAACACGCATATGAAGATTATTCAAATTATGCAGTACACACTTCTGGATTAGGTAAAAAAGAACGGTCACGTAGATTCCATTTAACGACCGATGGTTATGTTCGTGGAAGTGTTTTAGATGACAGAAAAGTATTAGCACAACAAGTGTTAAATGGAGAAAAGCCAAACTCAAAAATGTTCCCTTTCATTTGCAAGTTGGATAGTCCGGACGAAGTTCAAAATAAAACAAAATGGGCAAAAGCAAATCCTATGATTTTATACTACAAACCATTGCGAATAGAAATTGACCAACATTGGGATGATGCGCAATCATCTTCTGAAATTATGGTTGAGTTTATGACTAAAAGAATGAACTGTCCAACTCAAGATCCAACCACTGTAGCAGTAAAATGGGATGATATTAAAGCAACAAATCAACCTATGCCATCGTTAAAAATGGCTCCAGCGATTGGAGGTATCGATTTTGCGGATGTTAGAGACTTTTGTGCGGTAGGGTTGTTATTTAAAAAAGAAGGTAAGTATATCTTTAAACATCATACATTCATTTGCGCTGAGTCATTGAAAATCACGAAATTTAAATTTCCGATTCATGAAGCAGTGGAAAAAGGACTGGCAACTATCATACATGATAATTATATTGATGAAGATTATCCACTTCAATGGTTTTTAGAACAAGCGAAGGAACACCGCATAATAAATATTGCAACAGATAGCTTCAGATATAAATCCTTGAAAGAAGCATTTACGAGTGCGGGTGCGCCTCTGATTCAAGTCCGTTCTGGTCCATATTCGCATAACAGATTATCAAGCATGGTAGATAAACTATTTGCCTCGCATAAAATAATTTTTGGCGATGATATGCTGATGCGCTGGTACTGTAACAATGTAGCTATTAAGTTTGATGCGCGTGGTGAAAAAACATATATAAAAATTGAACCGAAGACACGTAAAACGGATGGTTTTTTTGCTTTGCTGCATACACTAATGCTTGATGAAGAATTGCCAGAGACACGAGAAATAAAACTGTATGATGTGACTACGTACTAGGAGGTGATAAATATTGGGATTCAAAAGTTGGGTGAGTGGATTTTTTAATGAAGAACAAAGAACATTGAATTTAACGGACACGGTATGGTGTTCTATTCCTTCTGAGAAACTAAAAGAATTGTCTATAAAGAAATGGGCAATTGATTCTTGTGCTAATAAAATTGCCAACACTCTATCTTGTGCAGAGGTACTCACCTATGAAAAAGGTGAAGAAGTCCGTAAAAAAAATTGGTATATGTTTAATGTTGAAGCAAATCAAAATCAGAATGCAACTGAGTTTTGGAAGAAAGCAATATACAAACTTGTATATGATAATGAAGCTTTGATATTTATGCAAGATGAATATATTTATGTAGCTGATAGTTTTACTAAAAATGATAAATCACTGTATGAAAACACATATACAGAAGTTACTTTAAAAGACCTCACATTAAAAAAAGAATTTAAAGAATCAGAAGTTTTACATCTTACTTTGAATAATGAAAGTATTAAATCCATCATCGATGGGTTTTATTTGCTTTATGGGGATTTATTAACTGCTGCGGTTAATAAATATAAAAAATTAAACTCTAGAAAAATAATAGTAAAACTAAAAGCGATGTTTGGACAAACTCCAGAGGCAGAAGAAAAATTGAGACTTATGCTATCTGAGAGAATGAAGAAGTTTTTAGCAGAAGGTGACTCTGCTTTACCTGTCGAAGATGGAATGGAAATAGACGAACTTGCGGGAGATTCTAAAATAGCAGAATCAAGAGATATAAAAAAAATGATTGATGATGTTTTTGAAATGGTTGCAAATAGTTTTAACATTCCACTTGGTTTAGCAAAAGGAGACACAGTGGGCTTAAGTGAACAGGTTAATTCATTCTTAATGTTTAGTATAAATCCTATCGCTGAGATGTTTACCGATGAAGGAAACAGAAAGTTTTATGGTAGGGATTCGGTTTTAGAAAGAACCTATATGAAATTAGATACTACAAGAATTAAGGTTCAAGATATTCAAGAAATTGCGAGTTCAATGGATGTGCTGTTCCATATCGGTGTAAATACAATAGATGATAATTTAAGAATGATTGGACGTGAACCTGTGATGAGTCCAGAAACTCAAGAGCGTTTTGTTACAAAAAATTATGCACCTTTAGGTGAGAATGAAGAAGATTTGAAAGGGGGTGACATAAATGAAAATAAAGGAGATTCCTAAAATAGAAAGTCGATTAGAGTTTAAAAACAGCTCTGAAAACCCAGAAATCGCGGACTTGTATTTATACGGATCAATAGGTAGTGGCTGGTTTGATGATATTACGTCTAGTGAAGTACAGAATTTTTTAAAAACATCTAGCGTCTCTCAAATAAATGTACATGTCAATAGCGGTGGTGGAGATGTTTTTGAATCCATTGCTATTCATAATCTATTAAAAGCACACCCAGCTAAAATCAGTATTTATATTGATGCTCTTGCTGGAAGTGGTGCATCTGTAATTGCAATGGCAGGTGATGAAATTATTATGCCAAGCAATGCAATGATGATGATTCATAAAGCCTGGACAATAGCAGCTGGTAATGCAGATGAATTTAGAAAAGTTGCGAATGACATGGACAAGATTGACCATGCAGTGACGGAAAGTTATACAGAACGCTTTGTTGGGGAGCGTGAAGAGTTAGTAACATTACTTACTAACGAGGAATGGTTAACAGCTGAAGAATGTGTGACACTTGGTTTTTGCGATTCTATTGGTGAAATTGAATTAAATGAAGAGGAACAAGTTACTGAGAATTCAAATGAAGCAGTAACAGTAGCAAGTATAGTTGATAAATATAAAGTAGTTGCATCAACTGAAAACAAAGCAATTCAAACAAAAAATAATATTTTTAAAAGTATCGCAAATAGAAGCGATGCTTTTTTATTAGGAGGAAATGACAAATGAATAACCTTGATAAAAAAGATTCAGAAACATTGAACATCAGCACAGCATTTTTAAACGCAATTAAAGAAGGCGCGACAGAAGCGGAGCAAGTAACAGCGTTTACAAACATGGCTGAACAAATTCAAAACAATATTATCGCTCAAGCTCGTAAAGAAGTAAATAGAGAAATGAATGATAATAATGTACTCGCTAGCCGTGGTGCCAACGCTTTAACAAGTGATGAAAGCAAATACTATAATGAAGTCATTGCAGGAAACGGTTTTGCTGGAGTTACTGCATTACTTCCACCTACCGTTTTTGAGCGTGTGTTTGAAGATTTAACGGTGGAACATCCTCTATTAAGTAAAATTAATTTTGTTAATACTACTGCAACAACGGAATGGATTATTAGTGTTGGTGATGTCGCAACTGCTTGGTGGGGTCCTTTATGTGCCGAGATTAAAGAAGTTTTAGACAATGGTTTTGATAAAATTCAAACTGGAATGTATAAATTATCTGCTTATATTCCGGTTTGTAATGCAATGCTCGATTTAGGACCGTCGTGGTTAGATCAATATGTTCGTACTATTTTAGGTGAAGCAATGGCGCTTGGTCTTGAGGCTGGTATTGTTAATGGTTCCGGGAAAGACCAACCAATCGGAATGATGCGCGATTTGAATAATGTTACGGCTGGGGAACACCCAGTTAAAACCGCAACACCCCTGACCGATTTGACACCAGCTACACTAGCAACAAAAGTAATGTTACCTCTGACAGACAACGGAAAGAAATCTGTCAGTGATGCGATTCTTGTTATAAATCCAGCTGATTACTGGAGCAAAATCTATGCGGCAACTAGTTACATGACGCCCCAAGGAGTTTGGGTGACAGGTATCTTACCAGTTCCACTTGAGATTGTTCAATCGGTTGCAGTGCCTGTCGGTAAAGCAGTAGCCGGTCGTGCTAAGGATTACTTTATGGGAATTGGTTCAGAGCAAGTTATTCGCACATCAACTGAATATCGTTTATTAGACGATGAAACACTCTACTATGCTAAGCAATATGCGAATGGTCGACCTAAAGACAATTCTTCTTTCTTAGTATTCGATATTACAGGTCTAGAAGGTTCGCCTGCTATTGATGTGAATGTAGTGAATAACGCGACACCCTCCGAAACCCCTGCTGAATAAAGCGGGGAATAACTATTCTACTATGAAAGTTGTAGAGTTAAAAGAAGAACTAGATAAGCGAGGAATCACATATAACACTTCGGATTTAAAATCTGACTTAATATTAAAGTTAGAGGAGGATGATTTAAATGCAGGTGTCTGATGAATTATTACAAGAAGTAAAAGACTACTTGCATATTACTTGGTCTGATGAAACAGAAGACAAACGTATAAGAAAAATCATTGAAAGAGTATCGGCACGCATTAGTCAACTGACTGGCGTGTCTTTTACTTTTGAAAAAGAAGATGCTGCGAAACAATTGCTTTTCGATGGTGTGAGATATGTAAATAATAATTCTTATGAATACTTTCAACAAAACTTTATTTGTGAAATTCAAAGCTTGCAATTTGATGTGGCGGTGAATATTAATGCAGAAGGTTAATCATGACACTTTTAACGATGGTGTCTTGTTTTATGGAATATCGGAGACACTTCGCGACTCTAACAGGAAACGAATAGGAACAAATTTTGTCAGTAAGGGCAAGTTGTTTTATGAAGAGGTATCTATGCGTGATCAAGATGTTATGAGAATCAATGCAATGGGAAAAGATTTAAATTTAAAAATTAAAACTCATTATCGAAAAGAGGCAACATCTTATCAAAAAATCCAAATTGAAGGTGTTCAATATGAAGTAAGTTATATAGATAAAGACAGAAATGTGCGTTTATTTTGGTATTTAACTAGGTCAGGTGATGAAAATGAATGAGGCGACAAAAGAGAGAATTACAAAATTAAACGAGTATTTAATCACGAAACTTAGTGAAAACACAGGTTTAAATGTTTATCAAGATAACGTTAGCGAAACAGAATTAAATGAGGAAATGAATGGTGTTTACGATTATATCATTTTTTCCACTGGTGGATTTTCAAAAAGTGACACCTCACAATTCACATTGATACAAGAAGTAACAGTTCAAGTAGCAACAGAGAATACTAGTGATTTGGATGGATTGCAAATTGACATAATTACTAGTTTAGAAGGAACCGGTGGAGCTGGTCCTTATTATTTTTTGAACTCTACTAAAGGTCAAGTTCAAAAGGGGCAACAAGATGGCTATGTAGACGCACTGGAATTAATCTTTACAAGGTCATTTAAATATGTGTGCTAAATGGTCTTTAGAGTTTTCGGATGTTGAAAGATTGTCAAATTTGATTAGTCAAATTCCAAACAAATCTGAAGCTATTATTAATAAAACACTTGAGACAAAAGCAGTTCCACTTGTGAAGTTAAACATAGAAAAAAGAATAAATCTTTCTAAAAATTGGAAAGGTCAATTGCTTAATAAAAATCATGCGCAATCGTCTGGACCTTTTAATGTGAAAATGGGAAATTTGGGGTTTGAATTATTAACAAAACCTAAATTCAACTATTTAATTTTTCCAGATCAAGGGATTGGAAAACACAATAAAACAAAACAAGACTTTATGCAATTAGGTGTAGAAGAATCATCTCAAGAAATAGTAGAGATGTTAGAACAAGCAGTATTTAAAGAAATAAATGATACCTTAGGAGGTAAATAAAATGGCAACAATTGTTGAAGATTTTGATGCAACAAGAGTAACAAATGTAGGTACGAAATTCACTGGTGATACTGCAAGTATTGCATTTGGGTGTCTAGGTTCTATTGAAGGTGAAACAGAGTTACTCGAATTAGTAAAAAAATGTGAAGGTGTTGAAACGAAGAAAAAAACAACGCCCCAAAAAATGACACTGACGTTGACAGGTCATGTAAAAGTAGACGTGTTACGAGATATTTTTGGTTTATCAAATGAAGGTTTGAAGGTAGGAGTTTACTCGTATGGTGCTGACAGTTTAAGTAAACCATTTATTTTAACAGCGGATGTGTTAGATGAATTTGAAGCGCAAACAAAATTAATTGCATTCTCAAATTGTGTGGCGGCAACAGGATTAAAAGTAACAGTAGAAAATGGTGCAGATGAAGTAGCTGAAATTGAATTAGAATTCACTGCTATGATTGATGATAATAGAAAATGTTATTATGAAGCAATTGTATCAGAGCTTGATGCTACTGGTCGCGATGCATTTGTAAAGCAATGGCACACAAATTTCACACCAGAAATGGTTGTTGCCACACCCTGAAACTCCCCTTGAATTGCCTTTGGAAAATGAATCTGGCATAGGGGACGACTCAGAAGAAACAACTCAAGATTAGACGGGGTAAATTATCCCGTCTTTTTTATTTGCATAGGAGGAATTTTAATGGAATTTACAATAGATTTTTTAGATGGAACTAAAGCGCAATTAGACTCAAATGTCACAATGTTAACTTTATATCGATTGCAAAACGAAGGTGAAGGTGCTGTCGATGGGAAATTTTTAAAAGGTTTTATGCAAAAAGAAGCAGATTTAGACCCTATTTCAATTGCACAAGCAATGTATGCGGCGTATAGACAAGCTACAGACAAAAAAAAAGCAAAGAATTTTGAAGAGTTTATGGAAAATTATCAAATGGATTTGGAAATTGATATGCAAATTTATTTCGCAATTGTTACGAAGCGAGCTAGAGATGAGTTTGCAAAACAATTCAAAAAGAAAACAGGTAGTTCAAAAGGAAAAAAATAAAACTGCCGGACATCATTATTGAATGTGTAGAGGATTTGTACACTTTATATCTCTATGTGTTTGAACTAAATCGTGATGATATCTGGCAACTGCCCTTAACATCCGTTCAGATGATAGCAGAGAAAAAGACTGCAATTGAAAACTGGACAAATTATGAGAACGAAAAGGCAGGTGGGAAATAAATGGCAAACAATCAAGCGAAAGTTACATTTAAAGTTTTTAATCAGGACTTCAATAGAGCCATGGCAGAAATGAACGCTGATAGTAAAAAATTGAGACAAGAATTAAAACTTGAACAAGAACAGTTAAAAAACACTGGATCAGAAACTGATAAATTAGCAGCTGATTTAAATGGTCTACAAAAGCAATATGATGTAGCTAGTCAAAAAACAAAAGAAACAGCGCAACAGCTAGAAAAGGTAAAAACAAAATTTGGAGAAAACAGCACAGAAGCAAGTCGGATGGAGTCAGCTCTTAAGAGCGCGCAAATAACAGAACAACAACTTGCTAACAAAATTGAGCTTACTACTGATGCTTTAGAGAAGGCAAAATCAGCAGAAACTGGTAGAGTTGCTTCTTTGAATAAATTGCAATCAGAACAATCTAATTTAGAAGCTCAATCGGAAAAATTGGCAAGCGAGTATAAATTAGAGTCGGCTGCGATGGAAGGTACTGCTACAGAAGCTGAAAAGCTTGCTAGAGCTGAAAAGTATCTTGCTGATCAAACAAATGTAGCTGAACAAAAAATTAAGAATATGGAACAACAGCTAGAATTAGTTAAACAAGAATATGGTGAAAATAGTACAGAAGCTTTGAAGATGGAAACATCATTAAATGAAGCAAAGATGTCTGTGTCGAAACTAGGCAATGAGTTGACTGAATTCAAGAATGACTCTAACAATGCCGGGCAAGGGATGGATGAATTAAATAATAAAATGTCTGGTGCGGTTATGATGGAAGCGGCAGAGCATATCGCAGCTGTAGGAGAAAAACTCAAGGAAATTGGTCAATATGCACTTGAAGCTTTTCGTGAAGTAGATGAAGGTCTGGACACAATCATTACAAAAACAGGTGCGACCGGAAAAGCCGGAGAAGATTTATCAAATGTATTTGATAACATTGCAGGCAATTCTAAGTTTGAGTTTCAACAAATTGGTGATGCTGTGGGTGAGCTCAACACTCAATTTGGATTTACAGGTAAGGAATTAGAAAAAAATTCTATGAAACTGTTGAAGTTCTCTGATATAAATGGTTCTGATGTTACTAACAGTACTATGAAGGCGAAACAGGCACTTGAAGCTTATGGATTGGAAAATAAAGATTTATCCATGGTTCTTGATTCGGTGACTTATGTTGCGCAAGGGACAGGTCAAAGTGTCGATGACATATTTGATAAGGCTGTCAAGGGTGCACCACAGATTGAAGCATTGGGTCTATCATTTGCGGATGGTGCACAATTAATGGGTAATTTGGACAAAGCTGGTGTCGATTCAAGTGCCACATTATCTAGTTTGACAAAGGCTAGTGTTGTGTACGCAAAAGAAAATAAAACTCTTGCGCAAGGTTTATCTGAATTAGAAGGTAAAATTTCGGGAGCTAAAACAGAGACTGAAAAAATTAATCTAGCTGCGGAAGTTTTTGGTTCAAAGGGTGCGCCACGAATGGTAAAAGCTATAGAGGACGGTCGTTTAAGTTTAGACGGTCTTGCAGGAACGGCGGAAATGGCTTCAGGAACAGTGTCTAAAATATTTGAAGCAACTCTTGACCCTATAGACCGACAAGATGTCGCTTTGAATAATGTGAAAATGGCAATGGCTGATTTGGGGAACTCTATTGCAGAGGTACTTGCGCCAATTCTAGACGCGCTTTCATCTGTCTTACAAAAGGTGTCAGAGTGGTTCAATGGACTACCTGCCCCTGTCCGACAAGTGACAGTTGTAATTGGACTGTTGCTAATAGGTTTTACCGCATTGCTCCCAGTCATAACTGCGATAGTTGCTATGATTGGCATTTTAGGAACAGCGATGTTAGGCGTGGTAGGCATTATAGCAGCGATAGTTGCTGGAATTGCTATATTAGTCGTTGGATTCAAATGGTTGTGGGATAATTGCGAAGGTTTTCGGAATTTCTGGATAGGATTGTGGGAATGGATTGTTGCGGCTTTCAAAGCAGCTTGGGAATATATTCAACCAGGTTTACAATCTATTGGAGATGCACTTAAAAAGTTCTGGGAAGAATATGGTCCGACAATTATTGGAGCGTTGCAAGCTGTTTGGGACTTTATTGTAGGCTTTGTTGCTTGGTTAGAACCATTGTGGACATTTTTATGGGAAGGTTTAAAAAGTACACTTAAATTTGCATGGGATGCAATTTTAGCTATTGTTCAATTTGCTTTAGATTATCTTGGTGGTTTGATTGACTTTTGGGCAGGGATTTTCACAGGTGACTGGGATAGAGTTTGGAAAGGTATTCAAGAAATGACTAGTGCTGCTTTGGAAGCTATCAAAGGTATATTCTTTGCACTGGTTAGGTGGATAGATAATATTCTAAAGTCTTTAGGAATAGACATGGGTGCTATTTGGAAAAGCATCACTGATGCTACAAAAACAGCATGGAAGTGGATTAGTGATTACATTGTTAATCCTATTAGAGATGCAAACAATAGAGCCAAACTTATTTTAGCTGCCTTTAAAGCCGCCTTTAAGATTACTTTTGATGTAATACGAGATAATATAGCAAACACGTGGTCAAAAGTAGAGGATAAAATTATAAAACCAGTGAAAAATGCATATGATAAAGTTAAAAACATTGTTGACGATATTAAAGATACATTTAAAAATCTAAAAATAAAATTTCCTAAAATTGAAATGCCTCCAATGCCACATTTTAGTTTGAAAGGTAAATTTAGTTTAAAAGAGATGACAGTTCCTAAATTGGATGTAAGCTGGCATAAAAATGGAGGTTTCTTTAACTCAGCATCTGTCATTGGGATTGGAGAAGCTGGTCCGGAAGCCGCTGTGCCTCTTGTTGGGAAAAGGATGGACCCTTTTGCTGACGCTGTATCAAATAGAATGCTTTCATCGCTACCTAGTATGGCACAAGGGAAAATATCTGAAAACAATAATGATGTCAAAGTTGAAATTAATATGAATAATAATTTATATGGTGCTGCTGATGAAGATAGATTAGTCAATAAAGTGAAACGCGAAATAACTAATAGTATGAATTCTAAAACAACAGCATGGGGAGGTAGAACTTCGTGAATTATCAAATCTTTATAGATGATGTCTCATGTAATGATTATGATTTATGTGTTGCAGAAAGACCTTTGCTAAAAACACCTGAACAAGACGTTGAAATTAGAGAAATTAGAGGAAGAAATGGTGCTTTTATTATCCCGTTTGCATATAAAAATGTAGAAGAAGAGATTTCATTTAATTTTTTAGATGATTCTAAGTCATTTAAACAACTTTTTAGAGAAGCAAAACGGTATTTTATGAATGGGAAAAACCTTGTATTCTCTGATGATCCACATGTATATAGAAAAATTGTTCACGTATCTTTTTCGGATGCAGAAAATACCGTTTTAGAATACGGCTTTTTTAATGTTATTTTCACTTTAGACCCTTTTCAATATGCAAATACAAATATTATTGAAATTAATAAAGGTGACTTACTCGTCAATGAAGGAACTATAGAATCACAGCCTTATATGAAAATTTATGCGACCGGAGATGTTACTTTAAACATTTCAGGAAATACCTTTGTTTTTAAAGATATTGATGAATATATAGAGCTTGATTGTGAAAATCTGATGGTGTACAAGACAGTGAATGATGTTATTGCCACAGCTGACAATAAAATGTTTACTCCTGATTTTCCGGTGCTTAATGTAGGAGAAAATTATTTCGATTGGATTGGAAATATAGAGAAAATCGAAGTCAATCCTTATTGGAGGTATGTGTAATGATACCAATTTTATATGAGTCAAAAAATACAGATTTTGAAAATAATGGATTAGGTCTACTAAAAGACATTATCACTGCAACAGTTGACGAAACATTGAATGGACCGTGTGAGTTGACAATTGAATATCCTGTAACAGCAAGGCTATTCGATAAAATAAGTGACGAGTCTATTTTCAAAGTAAAGTCAAATGAAGTGCAAAATTTTCAGCTTTTCCGAGCATACAATATAGTGCGTGACGAATTTACCAGCTCCATTATAGTGAAGGCTAAACATATTACAAATGATGCTACTTCAAATTTTGTAGAAGATTTCACGGTCGAAAATATTACACCAGGTGCCGCATTAAATAAATTGTTTTCTTCTACTGCTTATCCTTCTAAATTTTCTGGAACGTCAGACATCGCTACGTTATCAAGTACTAGTATACAACGAAAAAATCCCCTTGAAATTATTGCGGGAGTCGAAGGCTCTCTCTTGGATACATGGGGAGGGGAGTTAGTTCGTGATAACTTTAGTATAAAACTATTAAAACGACGTGGGAGAGATAAAGTTGCATCTATTAGATACCGGAAAAATTTAACTGGATTAGAAACTGATGTAGATACGGAAAATGTAATTACTCGAATTTATCCATTCGCGAATAAGCAAGATTCAAATGGTAATGAGCAAACGATTGTATTGCCTGAAAAATATATAGATAGTGAACATATTAATGCATATTCGAATGTAAAAATCTTGGCAGTTGATTACTCATCTGATGACACAGTGACAGATGTAACAACACTTCGAAATGTAGCGGGTAAATATTTTATGAATAATAAGACAGATATACCAGAAATGAATATCAAAGTATCTTTTGAGCCACTTTCTGAAATGACAGGTTATGAAAAATATAAAAATTTGGAAGCAGTCGAGTTAGGAGACACAGTCACAGTTTATCATCCAGATTTAAACGTAAATATAACTGCAAAAGCTGTTCGAACAAAATATAATGTTATTACTGAAAAATATGAAGAAATAGAACTTGGCAGCATTAAAGCTGATTTTACAGACACGTTAAAATCAGATATAAGCAAAATTATCGACGAAGTTCCGACTCAGGATTGGATGCAGAATGAATTAAAAGCAATAGGAGATAGTATCCAAGGCGCAAACGGAGGTAACATTTATACTTTCCCAACATTTAAACCTTCGACCATGTATTTTATGGACACTGACAATGTGAATACTGCAAAAAAAGTGATGGTTATGAACAGAGAAGGTATAGCGTTTTATCAAAATGGGATAACCGGCATTCCTAAAACCGCATGGGGAATAGATGGTAAATTTGTTGCCGATTGGATTGGAACAGGGACCTTAAGGGCTATCGATATTGAAGGGGTAAGCATAACAGGCTCATCAGGTTTTTTTGACACATTGTATTCAAGTTTTTTACCAGGTCTCCCAGCACCTCAATATAAAGAAGAACTGAAAATGGGCGGAGGTGTTGGTTTCCATTTAACCGCAAAATCGGTGACAAAACCTTATCCCGCTCTGCAAATGAGAATGAACACGAATGGAGATTTAGGGCTTGCTATTGAAGCTGTGAATGAAAATACGGGTGCGATAGATGCTGATAGGGTTGTTAGACTGTCCCCTTTTGCGGGAATTGAAACACCTTTAATTCAAAGCGACGGTTGGTGCTGTATTGGTGCTAATTCTGATGGTAAAACCGCTTCTATTGATCGCCATACTTGGATTTCCGGTGGCGGTCCACAATTACGTTATGTGCCGCATCGAGCTAGTAATTTTGAGACTGCTAGTTCAGAAGAATATAAGAAAAATATACGTAAAGTAAAGAAAACTGCGTTTGGTAAAACAGCTAAGCAAGTCATAAACGAAACAGATGTTTTCACTTATTCGCATATTGCTGATGAAACAAACGAAAAGAAAATCGGATTTATAGCTGAACAAGCTTCTGATTCGCTGACTACAGCCGACGGAAAAGCAATTGACTTATATAATTCTGTTGCGTGGCTATATCAATACGCAAAAGAAAACGAAGAAGAAAAAGAAGCATTAAAAGCAGAGGTAAAAGAGTTGAAAAACTTAGTAAATAAATTAGTAAACGAGGTGAGTAAATGACTGCTTTAAGAAAAATAAACGCAACATTAGACTTAAATAGAAAATCTTGGAATATTGAGCGCATTGAAGCAGTTCAAGGTGATATTGATTCTCTGATGATAGCAGTTCAAATTGTCGAAAACGGTAAATTGAAAGACTTAACAGATTATAAGCCAACGTTCGCGGTAGTTTTACCGGGCACGGTCAAATATGTAATTGACGATTTACATTTTAGTAACGAAAAAATGAATGAAGGTTACTTCGAATACACATTTGTAAAAGAAGCATTTTCTGTTCCGGGAGTGTATGATACAGCCCGTTTTATTTTGCAAAATGAAGATGGGACAGAGCTATCTGGTATGCCTCGTTTTACGTATTATGTTGAAAAAGACCCGTTGCAAGGAAAAGTAGTAGCAGAAAGCTATATAAGTGATTTCGAGAGATTAGAACAAATGATACATGCTGTAGAATTAGAAATTGCTGAACTACATGATGAAGTGACAAGTGAAAGCGTGCGTTTAGATAGTGAAATTGCGGCACTTGATGAAAAAATCAATACAGAAACTAGTAAGCTTCAAAGTGAAGCAGATGACTTGCAACAGCAGTTTGATAACTTAAATCCCGCTCAATTCGCACAAAAAACTGTTTTGGATGAACATGTTAATGATGCTGATATTCATGTCACAGCGACTGATAAAACAAACTGGAATGCAAAAGAAACAGTAGAAGGCGCGCAGGCTAAAGCAGATAAAGCACTTGCTGATGCAAAAGCTTTTTTTGAACTATCTAGCTCTGTACAAAGTGTTACTTTGACGCCGAAGAACGGATTTGTTGCAAGTCAGCCTTTAATAGCTCGATACATTAAGTTTGGCAATCGGTTTCTAGTCATTGTTAGCGGAATTGTAGGCAAAGGGACTGGAAGTGGAACTGGCATATGCGCAACGTTACCAACTTTTTTGGCTCCTGAT